GCACGAGCAGCACCTTGGACAGCAGAAGTTGCATCAACAACAGTCTTGCCAGCGCCCAAATCCACGTAGAAGCCATAACGCTTGTCAGTAGGATCGTTTTCGAATGTTTGACCACCCAGACCAGCAGAGCCAGAACCAGCAGCAGAACCATTCAAAGCTTCAGCAATAGCCACACCCTTCAAGATGGAGAGGATAGCATTGTGTTCGTCTTGCGAGCGAGTCTCAGCAAAGTCACGGCCAACTTTAGCCAAACCGTCTTGTTGAGTCACAACTTGTTGCATGTTCACTTTTTCAGCACCGTGTGTACGCACAGTCTTGATGTAGTTAACATACTCAGAGCTGTAAGTAGTCTTAGTACCGTCAGTAGCATCAGTCAAAGAAGCAACGTTAACAGTAGGGTTCAGAGGTTTGAACCAACGAACTTGACCAGTAAAGGTTTCAGTCGAGGTATCAATGTTGGGGTTAGAACCAACAATACCAGTGCCAGACAATTTCTTGGCATTGGTGTAAGCTTCGTCCGAATAAGCACTAATAGCTTCTTGCAGAACGTACTGGTCAGCACCAGCGAGATTAGATTTAGCAGTCATTTGTAATCCTTAGATTGTTTAAGGAGAAGATTACTTTCGTAATTTACCTTCTCTTGCCATTTTTAAAACTTCTTCTTGAGACATATTGAAAAGAGATTTCTTCTCAGAAGAGTTATTCGAAGTGTTGACACCAGAACTTCCAGAACCAGAAGATGCTTTAACTTTGAATAAGAAAGAATTAGAATCGTTTTCTGCAAAAGCTTTAACGTAGTCACGAATATCTACGCCAGTCTTATGCACCCAAACACCTTGTTCGTTTTGAACAAGTTGACCAACAATTTCACGATATGCCATCTCAAGTGCATTATCATTACGGAAAGGTTGTGACGCGAGGGCATTACGAACATCAATGTCTCGAGTAAGTTCAACATTGCGTTTCTCAGCAGCTTCACGCTTGGACTTTTCTTCAGCGAGTTGAAGATCATAAGCTTCTTTGTGCTTACCTTCTTCTTTCAATCGTTGAAGCTCAGCTTCTTTCTTTGCTTGTTCAAATTCAGCAACCTTTTTCAAAGCTTCATCACGAGCACCGTAAGCCTTATCAAGTTTACCCTTGATTTCTTTCAGAGCTTCGTCAAGCTTTTCTTGAACAACTTTCGCAACATCAACAGGTGTATCACCAGGCTTAACGTCAACGTTAGGCTTGTTGTTGTTTTGATTGTCGTCAGTGTTTTGGTTTTGATTGTCGTTATTATCGACATTCGTATTCTGATTATCAGACATTTTGATTCCTTTTTGAGTACAACTCGGTTTTTGAACAGAGATACAATCTCTATATTAATTTGTTTTAATTTGAAGTCAATATAATAATCAACTTCAGACCTGGGTTAATTTAACGGGGTCTGGTTAACCGACACCATACCATCCATAATCACTTTTAAAACCTTTAGGCACTTCTCTAAGAATGTCTGATTTGTTTAGGATATCAGATTCTTTTAGAAGTTTACCACCAACTTTTGACTTACCCGCAATAGGTATTAAACCTAATTCAATAGCCTCATTAAGGTATTTGTCGTAGCTAGCTTGTGGCAAGCCTCTAGCTTTCATTTCTTTCAAAGTCATCTCAATGACGTTTTTATCTAATGTTTTAGCATATATTTTTCTTAAAGCATTTCGCGCCTTAAGCATATCTGCTGCATTAGCAAAGAAAGCATCATGGATTGTAGATGTAGGTACACCAGACTCTTTACCCCAAAGATGAAAACGTTTAACAATAACAGCATCATTAGAATGATTACCATTCACAGCAAATGCCGTTCTTGCTTTAGTAGCGTCAGCAATATCATTAATCTTTCCAGACTTATTAATTGCTTGTTCCCACCACGTTGATTCAGTCTTTTGTGGAACTTGTAAAATATTATTCACCCAATTACCAAACTTATCTTTATAACGTAAACGCTCTTCAAATTGTTGAGTAAAGTTTTGCTCAATAATTTTACCGTCAAAGTTTACCCAAGGCACATTAGTCCAACTCTTTGGTAATTTATTTGCAAAGAATAATTCTAATTCAGTGAGTTTTACAGTCTTGCCAAGTGCAGCATTCTTGATATCAATTGTAGGAACGGTCAATTCTGCTTTAAAGAATTTTCCACCTGTACGTCTTGACTCAGGAGATTCTACACCATTGATAATTTGATCTAGTGTACCATTAGGCTTCCAGATACCATATCGACTTAAAACTTTTTCACTGACAGGTTCATTAGGTCTTAAACCTAGAAGCTTACTGACGTTATCAGGTAAGCTATACCCTTTTTGTTTATTACCTTGCAACGTTAATTTTAAAATGGTTTTCCAATCAAAATTAGCAGAACTAGGTTTAGCATTTGTCAAGTATTCTTCAGCTAGTCGACCGAAGAATTTTGTAAACTCTTTCAAAATAGGAACTTGATCGGCAAGTTGCTCGCTCATAATCTTAGCAATACCTTTGAAGTCATCTGGGGTAATGATACGACCGTAAGAATGAGATAGCTTTTCAACTAACTCTTTTGTTTTAGGCTCTAAGAAATAAAGTTGATCTAAGATGTCATCACCTGGGTCCAGTCCTTTGTTAAACACATCTCTAACATTTTGTCTTAACTCTTTTAACTCTTCTGCTGTTGCAGAGTCAAAACGTTCATAACGAGCTGCTTGAGCGCTAATTTCATTAAGGACTGTATCTCGGTCTGCAGCTTTAACAACAAGCGTATCGGTATCTTTACCTAACACCTTACTAAGTTTACCCTCTACGTTTAAAATACCAGTACGTTCACCAGCACCATAAAAAGTAACCATGTTTTGAGCTTTAGCAGCTTTTCTTAAATCCTTTTCGGTCAAACCTAATTTTTCGTTAACAGCTTTGAAACGAGGATCATTAAAAGTTGCTGCTGCAATTTCATCATACAAACGTTTCTTTTGATTTGTGGGGATGACGTTGCTAAGCTCTGCAAGCTGTTTATTTCTTGTTGTAAGCGCGATAATTTGAGCACCTGAAGAAGAAGCATCTTGTTCCAATGCTAAAGCTATTTTGTAATTACTTAAACTATCTAAAGACTTTTTAGAGTAATTACCCTTAAGATAATCATCTAGCTTCGCCAATTCAATAGCAAATCTAAAGAATTTGCCTTGTTCCTCACCATCAATTCGAGAAACCAGATCTGACTCTAAGATAGCACGAATATCATTTGGTTTGGCACGCATCATGTGACGACCAATCTTTATAATCTCTGGTCTCCACTTTTCAGCAATTTTCTGCCTACCTGTGATTGTCAAAGAATTATAACGACCTTCTAAGAAGTCACTTAAACCTCCTAGAAAAGCACCGACCTGATCTTGTAAGTTTTCAAACTCTTCAACACTAAAATTACGTTCTTGTGCCGTGTTTAAGAATGGTCTAAATGTTTCACCAGATTGTGGACTGATTAAACCACGATCATAGATACGAGCGCGGTGATCAACAAACGGATGATTGCTAAAAGCTTTATTACCACTCCTAAGCCATTCCATAGCTTTAAAGCGTTCATATGCATCGCCTCTGGCAGCAATATATTTTCTATACTCATTCAGTTCATTGTAAATTTTAGCTTTACCCTTATCATCTTCAAAGTATAAAAGCTTTTGCACAAAATCAAAATAATCTTTATCAATTTTGTATTTAGTTTGAGAAGCCCAATTAAGAGCATCTACCATGTCTTTATCTACAAACTCTGCAGGAAAATCTGAGAAACTACTTGTTGATGTAATTGGAATACGTGTATCTTCAAAGCCTAGAATACCTTTATCAATAAAGTATGTTTTGTAGCCTTCTCTGAACAATAATCTATTATTTTCAGAAGTTACGCTAACACGTAAACCTAATTCAACCTTTCTAGTCAATTGTGCATACGATTGTATTCTGGGGTCAGTAACACGTATGTTATAAGACAGAGTATCGTAATATGGTCCAAAATATGCACCGCTCATTTTACTCTTCATTCTTCGTTTTTGAACACCGAAGGTTTCAATCTCGAACAATTTACCAATATCTTTTGAATCTAACAATGACATACCTAAAGTATACCACTTGTTTCTAGCACCATTTATGTTTGCTAAATTGTAAAGATCTCTACCTAATGCTACAGCAAATTGATCACGATCAGGTGTATCAGCTAAACTTAAACGATGTGCAAATCTCAAATAAAATTGTTGTAATTCACGATCTGATACGCGTTGCCTGATAACAGCAGGAA